GCGCAAGTACCTTTTTGGCAACTGCGTTCGTGGAAGCGGTAAGCCAGGTGAAAACACCCTCGAGCTCCAAGAGCTCGGCTTCCGTAAATCCGGCGAGTGGACGATCAAAAGTGATGTTCAGCCATGCTGAAACTTCACTCTTTAGATCAGTCAACGCGTCTGTACTTATCTTCTTACGAAGAACTTGTACAAGCGAACGTTTGCGCGTCTTAGTCACTTGGTGCGACACCCGTAGGGCGTACGTACCGGTAGTGTCCATATATGTCGCGTCCTGACTTCCAGTCAGGATACGCGCCAGCGTCTGGGCACTGCCAATAGTGACAGTCTGTGGATCTGAAAGTGCCATAGTGGCCCTCCTGTATTAGTGGTAACTATCACAATGAAGAAAATCTCCATCATGATCAAACGGGCGGGATTTCCGTCCGATTGTCGTGCTCAAATATCAGGAATAGAAGCTGAAATTCCTCAAAAGTCATCTCCTCGTCTTTCGACAAGAAGGGACTCCATCCGAAGCTCAACGACATTCCCTCTAAGCTGAACACTAGTTTACGCTTTTCCGGGTTATGCCCAGAGCGGCGAGTATTGCCCACTGTTGCGGATTTAACGCAACATTAGTTGGCAATATGAACCCATACGGATTGGCTCGTAATCTCTCCACGCGAGTGGAAAGATAAACAGAGCGCACGGATTTGATGCTTGTAGCACCGATATTAGCCGTAACTTTGGTTTCTTGGATAACGGTTTGAACCGTTTTACCCATGATATAACCATAGTTAATCACGAGACTATCGTCTTTTACCTTTTCATACAAGTCAAGAGACTTACGTATGTTAAGGAACCAGTCGACAAGCCAGGAGAAAGGTATTAACTGCCAGATGCGATCAAGGGTAACATCAGCTCCAATAATATATTTGGAGTAGAGTCCCATGAACCGGACATAGGAATTTTCAAGGTCCCTATGAACCGGCATCACGCGAGTAAAGCTTCCTGAAAAGGAAACCGATCTCGCTTGACGCATTGTCAACGAAGTTTGAAGCCCATAATAATTACCGACATCAGCTTGGGAACTACCCGTATAAGACGGATTGTAACCCATCATGTTGGCGGTAAGATACCCTTGCTGAGACAACTCAGATGAGTTGAATTGAGCAAGAGCATCAGGGATATCAAACTTCATATTCCTCCGGACACCTAAACCGCTATCTCTTTCGAGTTGCAGTAGGGTTTTAGTCGCGCTACTAAGTTGCGAGACTAGTCCTTGTAGATCCTGCACTGTCGGGACAATTCCGAACACGAAGTTCAAGAATTCTTCCGAGCTATGTTTCACCAGGAGTTCTGGGATAGTTCCCAGTCTTTCGAAGGAATGACCAATAAATTTAGGCCATCCTAAGAAAAGTTCTCCTGTTGCAACAAAAGCAGAGGTCTTAGGAATACCAGGAATCAGTATCTCTAGAGCCTTCTTGCCATAAGTGGCAAGATCACCGGGAGATCCAACATAGGGTAACCTATGCATGGATGTAGCGCTGTCACCGTCGACCCAAAAGGGCATACGGTAACGTTGTGCTGGAGCAACTTGTGCTCCCCCAGCGTAAATAGGCCCTCCATACACCCATTGGGCGTTGGAGTTATAGAAAGATCCGTGGTTACAAGTTGTAAAGATCACACCCTCCCTTGTAAGGAAGCTGTGACCATTATCCCTATTGGAATAATAACTTATAACCTTCCCATCGACAACGATGGGAGTCTCTAATTTCGACTTGAACGATTTGTTCGAGTCGACATGCACGAGGCCATCATAGTAAGGGTCAATTAATGACCCCAAATATGGGGAACCTCGTACAGGAGAACGGAACGATACAGTTTCCTGTTGACGTCGATGATCAAGTTGGTCGTAAACTAGGAGTCCGGAACTAACGTTCCGAACTTGGTTCCTTATTGGATCCTTAATTCTAGTTTCCAACCCATAATCATCCACTGGTAGCTCCTTATAGATTCATTGTAAAACCACAGGCGGGAGTGCACTGCACAACCTGTAGCTAGAAG